TTTCCTTAATCTCAATTAAGAACCAATAGTACTTTTACTATTTGTTCCAGTTTCGCCTGCGCCTTTTTTCTCTGCGCCATGGCCTTTAGCGTTTGCACTCATTGACTTAGAAGCTTTTGCGCCTGGTACGTTAACGTTCCCTGCGTTGTCTTCTTTAGGGGCACTTGCTTTTCCGCCTTTTTCATCGCCACCTTGTGCAATGTTTCCAGCATCTCCGCCCATGTCATTTTTACCAGCAACTGGTGATTTAGTGCCGTCTGTTCCAGTATCGCCCATTTTAGGTGTTACTTTCTCTACGTACTCTCTCATTTGCTCTCCAGCAGTTTTAGTGCCTTCGAAAGCTGGTGCTTCGTCTTCTACGCTAAGTTCGGGAGCGACATCAAATGCCTCTTCCTTGTCTTCATCACCTTCGTCATCCATATCCATGTCAGCGGCATCGTCGTCGCCTTCACTGTCATCTGAATCACCTGACATCATTTTTTCAAATTCTGCTTTAAGGTCATCAAGAGCATCTTCTAGATCAACTACACGGTCTTCGATTTCTTCTTCATCGCCCATGTCGCCGTCTTCACCTTCTTCGCCGTCTGCTTCGATGTCACCCATCATATCGTCAGCCGCGTCGCCGCCCATTGGGTCAGCTTCTGGTGTAATTTCTCCGAAATTTTCGTCAACTTCTTCGTCTGATGCTTCGTCTACTTCTTCATCAGAGGCTTCGTCAACTTCTTCGTCTGTTGCTTCGTTAGTTTCTTCGTCGTCTGAAGACTCATCTACTTCTTCATCTGAAGCTTCGTTAGTTTCTTCGTCATTTGACGCTTCATCTACTTCTTCATCTTTTGCTTCATCGACTTCAAGATCTTCTAAATCTGTTTCTAGCATCTTTTCATAGATACCACGTGACTTTTCAATAACAAATTCGTGGAACAGTTCATCTGCGCCAGCACGGTCGTTATTGACAAGTTTTTCGAGCATTTGCTCTAATTTATTGTCTGCCATTGTTTTCTCCTATATGTTTAATTAATATGTAAGGCTGTCTAGTATTATTTACACTATGTTTAATAAATGTACGGAAAACGGCGTCAAAACGAATCGTTTAGTCGCAAACCGTCTAAAAATCATAATATCTTTTAAACTCACTTACTGTTATGTGAGATAAATTCGTACATTTCTTTAACTGTTTTGGTACAAAGTCGTCATTATCAGCTACAATCCTAATATATCTCTTACCTTGGTGTGCATCGCATGTTGATGCTGTTTGCCTTTCCCAGTTGCCGAAGTATGTTGCAGGTTCGCCTTGTTTCTTATAGTTATGTGTTCCTGCGTACAAGTTATTTACCTTACTACGGTTACCTTGTGAGTCTAATAATCCGTGAAAATCAAATCCTAGTATATAAATTGTATCGTGCGGGTGTGTACTTGCTAACCATAATGCTGTAGGGCCACTGCTCCAACCCTTGCTAGGTTGAAAATAATTAAATCCTTGAAAGGAATGAAACTGTTTGTTTGGATTTGTCCAAACTTCGTGTTCCATTTGCCATTTGCTTTGATTAATTTCAAGTATCATTTTTACATCAACAGCAACTAGGTAATGCGGTTCAAAATGTCTGAACATTGCATTACATGCATATACTTTACCGTAATTTTTAAGTGGATATAGGTCTATGTCTTTGCGGCTTTCGCCATTACCTATAACAAACGCTACAGTCATTAGTAGACATCCTATACTTGAGGTTGTGCTTGGATACCGTACATCTGACGGATGAATCCTAATTCTTTTTGCTTTTCTTCTTGGTGTAACTCTGATGCTTTGCGAGCTTTGTTTATTTGACGTAATGTTAATCGTGTTTTACGTGTGTCATCACGATTTACAATGCTTTTATCATCTGTAGCATCGTAAGTCTTATCCTCAATGGGATCAATAGTTTCTTTATCAAAATAAAATAATTCTCTTAGTATCATGTTAATATTTATCCTATTCGGTTGGAGGAGTTTCGCCTGCGCCACCTGCATCTGGTGTTGTTACTGATTCTGGTCCTCCAGTTTCGCCTGTGGCAACACCTTCTTCACCTTCGGGTGCAACATCTGCATCTGCTCCTAGATCACCTTCAATACCTGCTCCACTAATACCTGCTCCACGCATTTCTGCACTAGCATCAGTTGGTGCTGTTGACAATGTTTCGTCATTTTCTTCTTTCCAATAGCGTTCGTTATCTGCAATTTCTGAATCACTCATTCCTAAGAAACGTTTCATTGCATATCTATTACTGATAAACGGTACAGCTTGTATCTGTGCAAAAGTACCGATACGCTGATTGTCTAATTCACTTTGTCTATAACTTGCAAAGTTTTGTGGCGGTTGAAATAACAAATCAAACATTGCAATGTCAATGTTAATACCTTTTTCTAATAGATAACGTTTGAATTCTTGGTTGAATACTTCAGCTATAAGGTTCTGTAAACGTTCGCAATACTTGTTAAAGCGTAGCTCTTGTATGTATGCAGTACCTACTCTGCCGTCGTTAAATGAGCTTTGACCTTCATCTTGTGCCGCGGCTGGTAAGTATGAACTTGGAATACGTAAACCTCTTACTAGTTTATTTGTAAAGTATTTTAAGTCATCAATCTCACCTAAGTTAGTACCACCAGGTAGTGTTTCAACTTTAGATCCACGTCCTTCTGCTGTTTGCGGAAAGAAATAATCTTCGTTAGTTGACAGAGGATTGTAAGCACTGTCAATAACACTTGTGCCGCCACCTGTTTTACTTGGAATACGTCTTTGATGTATTTCTGTTTTTACTCGCTCAACAAATTGCATAGCTAAGTGACTTGGCATGTTACCAACATCAACATAAAATACTCTACGCTCTGGAGCTCTTTGTGTTCTGTAAATAATAATAGCATCTTCAAGTAATTCTTTTTGTTTATATACTTTGAATATGCCTTCTAATAGTGAATTACCAAACGGTGCATTGTTGTCTAAGCCTTCGCTCAAACTCATATGTACCATATGTTTTGCATCAATGGCATGTTCTTTCATTTTATCATGGCCAAAGCGTCCTGCACTTGCACCAGATGTTTGTGTGTTACCAACCATACCACGAACACCGCCAGTTAGATAACCATCTCCACCGCCTGTAGCATTTCCATTTGTAGTATATGGTGTTGTTGCAACGTTGTCAATAAAATTTAAATTAAGATCTTTAACAATATATTGTTCTGGTTTTTTACCTTCTGATTCGTTAACAATAATACTGCCAACTTTTGCTGGATCAACATGATGCCATTTAGTAGTTTCTGGATCTCTAATAAAGAAAGCATCACCATATTTAAAAACGTTACGCACAATTTTAAACATGCGTGTGCCAAAGTTATTAAGTTTAGTCCATTGTTGTAGATACTGTTCAAGAACTTTAATTTCTGAATTAGTAGCCGTCTTTTTAAAGTCGATACTAAAACTTGTTTTGTTAATAGGATTTTGTTGCGAACAAAATTCAGCAAGGATATCAAGTGCGGCATTTACCTCACTGTCATTATCCATTGTGTTGTATTGTCCGTAACGCTCAACTCTATTAGGAGCGCCTGTGTATACATCAGGAAGAAAACTTGAATAGTTTGAACGTGCCGGTCCTGGCTGTGTGCCTTGACCCATACTTAATGGACTGCTTGTTCCTGCTTGTCCTTCTACTGGTGTAAAATATCTTTTCCAACTCATATTGTGTTCCTTATCCAGCCATTATATTGCCGTTCAATGCTTTTACGGCTGTTGTGTTCTTTTTTGTTAATTCGATAAGCTGGACCATATTAGTATTTAACATCGCAAGCTCTGTTGCACTTGAAGAATTGGCTGGTGTTGTAGGTACTGTTGGTTTAATAGGTGTAACCTGTGACTGTTTTTCAACCTCTGCTTCGTCATCGCTAGAAAACGGATTCAATTTATTCCAAAAACCTCCACCGTCTTTCTTCTTTGGTGTGGCCGTACCGCTTGTGGCACCTTCATCATCACCACCAAACCAATTAAATGGATTGAATACGCTGTTTTTGAACCAATCTTTTAAGTATGTCCACATATCAGATATTGCAGTTGTAACAGATTTTGTTAGAGCTCCTTCAAAGAATGCAAAATCAATTGCTACTACAGCCCCTAAGATTGCTCCAGCAATTAATGCTGGTAGAGATAATAGTGCTCCGCCGACTGCTGTTAACGCTGTACCAAGTGCTCCGGCTATAAAGCCTGTTGCCGCTGTTAATGCCGTAGTAGCGGCGGCCAATATTGTTGCACCAATAGTTGTAGCCATCCCAAGAATAGATGCTGTAATGCCCGCAATGAACGGGCCGCCTCCTAGTGCCGCTGTAATAGCAATTCCAAGTGACGCTACTGCCGCAATACCCCAATTTATTACCGTCTGACTTATATCACCAAACGCACTTGCAGGATCTGCCAAAAACTCTTCTGCAAACTTTTTAACTTTAGGTAAAATATTATCTACTAAGTATGTGCTAAACTCTAACAGTTTTGGCCACATTTTCTTAAATTGATCTCCGACATCTTGTAGAATCTGTTTCCCGTCAGTTTTCATCCAATTCCAAGCATCATTCATTGCTTTTTCAATAGTGCCTTTGTTGTCTTCAAATAATTGTGTTGCTGTTTCGTATGATGGAATTAAGTCTGCAATAGCATCTGTTGCTTCTTTAAATGCTGTTGTGTTTGTAACAAAAGCCTGTGATGCTCCAGACAACTCTTCTAGTGTAGTAACACTATTTCCAATAGCCGTTGTAAGTTTGTCATATTCTGTTTGTTGTTTTGTAACTGAACCTTCAGTAGCTTCAACAGCCATTGCTAATTGTCCGCCCATTGTCAACAAACTACCAAATGATCCGCCAGCGGAAAGTGCGGCGTCAACACCACCTAGTTTAAATTTCTGTGCTAAGCCTCCTAATTCATCACCAACATCTTTAACAAAGTTGTTCATCTGTTCAGGACTCATATTTTCGATATCTTTAGCAAAAGCCTTAAACACATCACTGTTAGCCATTAACTGTCGTGTTACCGGATCGTTTGCTATGCCGTCTGCCATATCTACAAGTGCCGCTTCAAACTCAGGTGATATTTTGTTTGCTAGTGATAAGTTATTTCTAAATTGATTCAATTGATCGCCAGTCATTGAAGACATTGCTACTTGTCTACGTATGTCTGTATTCTTAGCTCTTTGTTCTTCTTCAATTTGTTTACGACTTTTACCTGTTAATTTTGATATCTTATCAAGTTCTAGTGAATACTTCGCTGATCCTTCCGCTATTTGAGAATCAGTCATATATCTATCTCTACCTGTAGATACTAATAATTCGTTGTAGCTGATTAGGTTTTCGTTTAATTCTTCTGTAGTTAAACCCATTCCTAATAGTTGTCTACCTAGATTGCCTGTACGCATCTCTTTTGAAAGCCTACCAAATCTACGTGTACCTTCTTGTACATTTCCACCGAACATTCTTAGTCCTTCGGATTCACTTGCAATAACTTTAGCAAGAGTCTGCATAGATAATCCTGATGCGCCTGCAACCTGTGTAATCTCAAACATACTATTACCAAAGCCTGCACCAACTGATGACAGTTCTTTGTACATAGTCATTTGATTTTCAATTATTCCAGTAATAATATTAAGTCCAGGAACATTTTGAGTAAACTCGTGTATACTAGTTTTACCTTGGAGTAATCCAGTTGCCATTCCGGTAACTGCACCAACTGCTCCGCTAACTGCCGCTACTAATCCGTTAATAAGGCCGCCAGCTACAGATGCCGCCGCTGATCCTAATTTACCTACTGATCCTGCTGTTTTTTCAGATGTTTTACCTACGGCTTCAAGTCCTTTGTTGGCTTTGTCGGTATTCAGGTTACCGCCATTATTGCCGCCTTGTCCTGTTATTGATCCAGTTCTACCACCTAGTGCTTTAAGTATCTGTCGTAGAGTTGCTTCTGAAGCCGCA